CCACCGAGAAAATCACTGGTAGCAGCGGATCTTCCGGAAAGGAATGGGTTGCCGGTTGAATAAGAAGACAAGAAGGACATTGGATTAAGGGCTTGTGAAATGAGCCCTCCTACCACCTGCTCTTTTAACCCTTGCTCAAATGTTTTCTTGGGTTCTTTTTTGTACTCCTGGCCATACATAAAGGCTTTAAGAATTTCATCCGCACGTCCAGAAGTGTCATCAGCTACTGGCGCTGGGGTATCAGAAGTACGCGTTGTAGATGCTCCAGGGAGTTCACTCAAATGGAACGTTTGAAGCTCGTAGGGACCGGTGCGCAGACTGGAAACATTACCTGCTCCGCCTTGTTTTGAATGCGTAGCAACAGATCCTTGGCCCAAGAAACGAAGCTGAGTGCCTTCTGGGAGTCCGTAATCTTCTCCTCTGTGCTCTTTTTGGCCCCCGTGGACAGGATGCTCACGCATACCCATAGGACTGGTAAGCGTTAAGCCAGGAGCCTGAGTAAAAGTTTCTCCTTGCTTAGTGAAGAAAGGAGTCCAATCTTTTTCCCCTGGTTTACGATATTGCAGATATTGGCCTATATCCGTACGAGCCTGCGAAAGAGGAAAATACTTACCATCTTTCTTAACTTCAAAATGACCGTGCGCACCAGTGGATGTACCAGTGGAGCCAACACGGCCTAAATACAGGGCAGGACCGTTAGACATTATCCTTTTCTTTTTATTTTAAAACTAAAAAACCCCCGGTTTCCCGGGGGCCTGCAGGAGATGAGTGTTAGACGCGAATAAGGTCAGCTGCCAAAACAGAATCCCAATCCACTCGCTTGATCTGTTTAAGCTGCTCCAAGTTATTAAACTTCTCACCCGATAAAGACATCTGAAGATCTTTAATTTCTCGGGCAGTTTTAAGGCCGATACCCTTGATATGATCTGCGATCATCTGGGCGGTAGCACTGTTGATATTTAAACGTGTTTCCGGAGGGAAATCACGGGGTTCTTCTTTGGCAGCTTTATCTTTTACCTGAAGAGTTTTTACCTTTTTGGTTGCATTCTCGTCAGGGGCAATCTCGGTCTTGTAAGCGGTGAAGAGGCGACCGTCCTGATCTTCGACCATGAACCAATCGCCATCATCCCATTCGCTAATGATTTTGACTCGAGCGCCGGTTTTACTGTGCTGGTAAAGCATAAGGACCAGAAGTGTTATTTCTGGTCCTAGTTTAACTTAATCAGCTAACAGTACGGCCGGTCAGATATCCATCGATATCTTCGTAGCCAGGAGCGGTGTCAGCCTGGATGTAGCAGACTTCCACAACCAGGTAGCCGGTGCGGTTAGCCGATGCGTCACCGCTGGAGATGTAGTAACCGCCGGAGGTGCTCAGGCCAGTCGTGGTGGCACGGGCGAACACCTTGAAGGTTTCAGCGGAGCTGGTCTCACGGTAGACACCGGAAGCACCAACGCCAGCAGCGCCGGTAGCGGTCAGGAAAGGCAGGGTGCTGTAAGCAGCGCTACCACCAGCGAAGTAGATTTCGCCAGCCTGGGTACCAGAGGTGGTGGAGGTCAGGTTTGCCTGGCCAACAGCTTCACCAACGCCGGTAGAAGCCACAGGACCGCTGTTGTCGCGGCAGAAGGTGATCACGTTACCGGTAGCGGCGTAGACGCCGGAAGCAACGCGGCCATCGCCCCAGCCAGATGCCACGGAAATGGTGGCGCGATAAACGTAGGCGGGGGTGGTGGAGTCACCAGAGATCACCATGCCGGTGATGTCGGTGCGGGTGTCGTCATTCCGATAGGGGGAAGGAACGATCACATTGCCGGTAGCCGAGATACCGCCGCCGGAAGCGGTGGTAACAGCAACGTAACCACGCTGCTGGAAATACTTCCAACCGGGGACGGCCAGCACAGCAGTGGGGCCGCCCTTAGAAGCATTATTGGTACCGTCATCGTTGGTATCAATATTCTTGTACCAACCGTTCAGGGGTTCTGCCCAGTTACCCGGGTAGATTTTTTTAGCAGACAAATAGGACATTTATCTCTCCAGTTTGTACTTGTTTGTTTACTTAGAGTTCGTTATCACGAATCAGCAACGAAACTGAAGGCGGTGGTGACGAAGTCCTTGTTGAGGATTTCGAAACCTGCGTACAGTTGCCAGATCAGGATGATGAAACGGCTGAAGTCGTCGTTGTTGTTGATGAGCACCTGAGCGTTAGGACCGCCGATACCCACGCCAACGGACTGAGGACCGAAGAAGTAACCCTGAGCAACTTCACGGTTGCTGAAGGTGCCAGCACCAGCAGAATCGAAGGTGGAGCTAACGTTCTTGGTCGGGAAGTTGGTGGATTCGAAGAACTTCACACCTTCGAACTGAACACCAGTAGGCATCACGGGTTCGCCAGCCAGGAAATAGCCCTGACCTGCTTGGGGACCCTGGAAGAAGCTGGTGTTGTTGGGCAGCATGGGGTTGCCCATGTACATGCCCTGACCGGGATTGCCAGCATAACGAGCAATCTCACGGAAGTCAGCATCACGACGCAGGTGCATCATGAAGGTGGGATCGCAGATGCAGCGATACAGACCGTCAGCAAAGGTGGGGACGTTGCGCTTACGCAGGTCCTTAACAATGGTCAGCAGGTCGGTGCTAACAGAGAACTGCTGGTCACCAGCGGTGATTTCACCAGAGGTATAGGAGATCTGGCCAGAAGCGTTCTTCGTCTTGCCACCAGCGAAGTAGTAACCACCCTGAGTACCAGAGGCAGCACCGTTAGCTTCAGCTTTGGACAGTTCGTCGAGGAAGACGCGGTCGCGCCAGCGGCGATAGTCGTCGAGCAGGGTCAGAGAACCGATGCTCTGGTGGAACATGTTCAGGTTGCCGGTGTCCAGCAGAAGACGCTGGGCGGTAACCAGAGTTTCCCGAGCAATCTTGAAAGTGCTGGGCTGGGTAGGATCACCCGGGTCCGCAGGACCGGTGTATTCCTTAAGCACCACCAGGACTTTCTCCTTGGTGATGTTGCGGCTGTTGGCGGTACCGATGGTCTGGTCAGCAATACGCTCACGGCTGTCCTTAGTACCAGGGGTCCCCCAGAACTTATAGCGGTCCAGCTGAACGGTTTGACCAGGCTGACGGGTGAAGTCGTGGACGACCACAGGCTCAACCGCCATTTCCGCGATGTAAGCAGGGTGGGGACGGTAAAGTTCCGCACCAAGAATCTTTGGAAAGTCGTTATCAATGAACACTTTGTTTTATCCTCCAGTGTCGCAGGAAGTGGTGTTATCGGGTGAAAGATTCAGACATTTAGATGTCTTATCTAACACAAATTTTAGCAGTCGGTAATTTATTAGATTACCGACCAACTATCACTCCATCACAAACAGTTTGTTTGCAACGGTTTGAGGCTGAGCCTGGTTCAGAAGACGCCAGGCGTTCTGGGGATCACGCGACATTTGGTCGTTGAAATCGCCCCAGAAGTTGCCGGGTTGCTGGGGAGCAGCGGCGGCAGGGGGAGCAGGGAATTGACCCAGCTCAGGCTGAGCGACAGCCTGGGTGGGATAACCCTTGGTCTCCAGCTGAGCTTCGTTTTCGTAAACGGGGTAAGGACCTTCAGGACCGAAGAACTTGAGCGTGTAATCGCTCAGGACATCGGGGTTGGTCAGGATTTCGTTGTAAGCGAGGTTTTCTTGGTGCTCGTTAACAGCGAATTCGGCGTAACCCTTAATGGTGTCAGCGGCGCGATTTCCCCACGCGACGGCGCTGTCCAGCATTCCCTCGAGGTTGAGAGCGTAGTTGTTCAGAAGAGCCGGAGCTTCGATCCCGAACGCGTCCATCACCTGACGGGACTCCGCGCTCATTCCCACCAGGTCCGCGATTTGCTCCAAGGAGGGAGTCGAGGAGGTTTGGGAAGAGCTGGGCGAGGATTCCTGGCTGGGAGACCAGGTCAGCGGAGCCGATTGTTGCGTAGCTGGGGCGCTGGGCTGTCCGTAGTTGGCCGGGGTAAACTGAGTCGTCTGAGGCGACTGTTGACCCTGGAACGGGGATTGGACTGGTGCGCTCAGCAGGTTCACCACCTTGTTGAACGCCGATTCCCAGGGATTCCCCGCCGGTGCTTCCGCCGGTTGGGATTGGGGGGCGTACTGAGTAGGGGCTGATTGGTAGCTGGGGGCCGTTGGGGCCACTGCTTGGGGGTAGCTCGTACCCACTTGATAAGCCACCGGTGCTGCCTGCGGAGCCACTTGCGGCGCTGGTGCCACGTAGCTGCTGGGAGCGACGGCTGCTGGTGCTTGGCTCGTCTGTGGGATCGATTGGACGGTAGCGTCCTGCATAACTCATCTCCTTTTGTAAGGCTTCTAAAGTGCGATACAGATATGGGGTCAAATCCAATCGCGGATCCGCAGCCATCGGTAAGTCCGGTGATTGCGGGTGAGGGGTCTGCATCATCCCCCCCACGAGGCGAGCGAACTGGGAATATGCACCCTGTAGTTCGTTCACCATCCTGAACGGGAACCCCGATAGCATCGCGGCCCGCTCCTCATCCGTTTTTGACGGGAAGAGGTATTTCAGTGCCTCAATGCTATCAACACCTAATTCTTGCAGATTTCGTACAACAATTGAGTTATTGAGGATATCTTGGGTCGAATCTTCGTAAACAGGACCCAACCAACGCCACTGAATAGTGACATCACCGTCAGGAATTAAACCTAAAACACCGGGAGGAATTTGCTGGGTCCGCAAGCAAGCCATCATCAGCTGCTTGACTTGATCCTCATACATCCCCATGGCTTCCTCATACATGAGGATGTCTTCATCGGTTGCAGTCTCTGGAAGCTCCAGGGGCTTTTCCAATCCTGCGGCCGCTGCCAAGGTGTCGCGGAACATTCGTTCTTCTTGGAAAAGAATTAGTTCCAAACAACGGCAGATGCCATACGTGTAAATAGAATTTGCTTTTTTCTTGGAAGTTGCAGCAACACGTCCAAACAGGGACTTGTATTCAGTTGCCGTAACACCAGCCGAGATCGACAGTTCGTCAACACCACCTAAAGCAGTGCGAATTTCTTCGCGATACTGACGTGCAAACGAGTTCTGGTCACCGGTAATTGCGTCAGGAACGATGTAACCAACTCGGTCGTTGGGCTCCAGGTTTGCAATGACCCTTGGAACTCGAATCTGACCGTCGATACCACGGGAAACAGGATCTGCCTTGAACCGAGATTGGCTCAAAGGGCTGGCACCAACAAAGCCAGAGTTTGCAGCAATGGAGGGACGCTGAACCGCTGCGTCACCACCGGCTTCCATCAGGTCCGTCTTGGGACGAGAAGAAAGCAGGGTGGGGTTACCAAAGAAGGTAACGTTCTTGCGCATGGTGCGAACCATGTCGTCATGCGTGCAAATGTGGTTTGCTAACGCATCGAACTCACCGACTCCTTCGGTGGAGAATCCTTTTGCGTTGTTGAAGATCTCAACGCAAGGAATAAAACCAAGGGTATTTCTGAAGGTTTTGGTTTTGCCTTGAAGTGCCTGGTACTGAGTCTCGAAAGAAATCTCGCCTTCGGAATGGGTCTCTTCAATCGTCTTGCGTTTGATGGAGAGACGGATATAACGCTTTGCACCACCCTGGCCAATAATACCGGGTCCGGTCAGGTTGCTCGAATCAATGTCCTGCTGGAACCCAAGACCCTGACGAACCTTGTAGCTGTAGATGACGACGACTTCATCCAGTTCGCCATCAATGTTGTAGTAGCTCCGATACTCGTGGCTACGGAAGTAATAAAGACGATAGTTGTTTTGAGTAGGACGGATGTAGAAAAGGCCCTGGCCATCACACAGGAAATAATCCCAGATGGAATCCAGGCGTGTATCGAGCTGGTTGTATTTGATTACGCGATCAATGAAGTCTTTGCGCTGGTTACCAAAGTTGTCCTGCGCAGGAAAAAACTCGACACCCTGACGGATGCCGAACAACCGCATCTGAGCAAGATGGGACGCGACGATGCCCGTGTCAATTAAAGCTCCACCATCTTTGTCAAGATAGGAGTCGATAATTTCCTTAAGCCTGGCCTTAGCGTCTCCCGCCATTACCTATCTTCGCTCTTTTTATCTTTATTGATCTTAGCAGTCTTCGCTCGCTTCTTTGAATCAAGCCATCTACGAAAGAACGCTAGTTCAGCAGGTCCGTATAGTTCTGGATGCTTGAGTGCATTTTTAACTAGTTTTTTTGTTTTCATTTTTCTCCTTGTGACGTTTAGCTGCACGAGCAGCACGCCCTGCTTTCTCTGCAGCTTCTGTGTTGGAAACAAACTGTTTTCCCTTACGGCTCCCTTCTCTTTTCTTCTGGTCAGTTTCTTGCCGTTCTTCTTTGGACAAAGAGGCCCATGCCTTCTCTGGAAGGTAACGCTTGGTGTATCCCTTTTGAATTGCTTTATCGGCCACGTAACAACTCCGGGTTGTTTTGAAGATCACGAAT